TGCTCCGCGCGCTGCCGGTGCTCTGGGGATTCTTTCGCTCCACGACCTCGGCCATCTCGGAATTTACCACGGCCAACCCCGATGAGGGCGAACGGCTCAAACTCACTTTATCCCGCAAGATGGACGCCGCTCACAAGCGGCTCGTTAAAACTCGAAAAGCAACCTTCGCACCATGATTGACCGCATACAATCTCACACGGGCCAGATAGTCGGGTCCGCGGTTTCCAGCGGCGGTACGATCACGGCGGTTGCGGCTTGGCAGTCGCAGCTTGCGTGGGGCGTGACGATCACGGCGGGCGTGGTTGCGATTGTGTCGGGCCTTTTGACGATTCGCAGCATCTTGCGCCGCGACGTGGCAAGTAAATAACGCTTTCTGACATTCGCAGCATCTGCGATGCAGACAGCAACCAGCTTTCGACAATTCGCCGCGACTGCGCAAGCAAGGGTTAACCCTGCCGACGGCGTGATTTACGGCGTTTCGCTGATCACCGAGGGGCCGGCGCTGGGCCACGGAGTCTACATTGACTCGACGACCTTGCAGCAAGTGAAGACCGCCGCGGGAATGTATTCGGGCGGGCTGAAGGTAAAGATGGATCACGGCGGGGGCGCCGGTGACATCGTGGGCTTTATCGACAATCTGCGGATCGCGGGCGCGAAGCTTCTCGGAGATTTTCACCTGCTGCAATCTTCCGAGCATCGGCAATACATTCTCGAAATTGCCGAGAAGATTCCCGACACGTTCGGGCTTTCGATCGCCTTTTCCGGTCCGTCTGAAATCGGCGTGGACAAGCGCGCGATGCAGCGTTGCACCGAAATTTACTCGGTGGACCTCGTGAGCGAACCCGCCGCGAATCCCGATGGGCTCTTTTCCCGCATGAAACTACAAGCCGAGGAACCTTCGGCAAACATCGAAATCGAACTCCCTATGAACGAAGAAATGAAAAAGGCCATTGAGGCCATGATCCAGTCCGCGCTCGCCAACGTCGGTGAGCGTATGTCGAAGCTCGAAGGCGCAATGCCTCCTGCCGTTGACCCTAAAGTAATCGCCGCCTCCTCGCAGGCCGACGCCGTGCAGCTCGCCGCAAAAGAAGGCGCGCTCTCTGCGCTCAAAGAGTTCTCGAAGAGCTTCGGCGCTCCTCCCGCGCTCGCGACTCCCGCTCCTGCCGCGGCGCCAGTCGTTACCTCGGACAAGTTCGAGCAGTTCGTCGCGAAGAAAGCCGCGGAACTGAAGGGCGACAAAGCTGCCGCCATCTCGTTCTGCATCAAAAACCACTCGGCCGAATACATCGCCTACCGCGCCCGCGTTGTCGCTGGCGAAGTCGTCAAACTCTAACTCAAAACTAAACTAACATGGCTACCCAATACATCGGCAACGGTACGTTCCTTGCCAATTCCGCGATCACTGCATTCCGCAATGTCGTGATCTCTAACAACCGCGGCGTCGGTCTTTCCGCCACCGCTGGCTCCGTTGACGGTGTTGCAATGATTGACGCCGCCTCTGGCGATTACGTCACCGTGCAATTCCTCAGCGCAAACGGCACGCTCCAGGGCACGCTCGTTGGCGCTCCTGTCACCGTTGGCGACACGCTGTTTGCCGGCGCATCTGGTCAAGTCGGTCCCGCGGGCACCGTGACCATCGGCAAGTCCCTCACGACCTCGGCCGACAACGGCGCTATCATCGAGTTCATCCCGAAGAACCTCTAAACCAAAATAATTACCTACCATGTACACTAATTCTGCTGCCGTTTTCCGCGGCGATGTTGCCGGCGTCCTCGAACAAGCCAAAGACTGGGAGACTGGTCTTATCGGCTTGGGCGTCATGCCCGTGCTCAATGTTCCCGTGCGCGCCGGTCAGTATCCGTCGTTCCTGCTCAAAGAGGGCCAGCTCCTCAAGAGCGAGGTCAAGAACCGCGCTCCGTATTCGTCCTTCGCTCGCGGCACGCGCTCCTTCAATCAGGAGACCTACGCCGCTTTGGAGTACGGCTACGAAGAGGCCGTTGACGACACTGTGATCGCCGACGTGTCGCGCTTCTTCGACGCCGAAGTCGTGGCCGCGAAACTCGCCAAGCGCAAACTCCTGCTCGCTCACGAGCTGCGCGTTGCCGCCGCGATCTTCAACACGTCGAACTTCACCTCGACGAACAGCGGCACGGCCTACACCGTCGCCAACCTCGCGACGTTCGACGCCGCTCTCGACGTGCAGGACGCGATTGACCGTCTGCTCGCCAAGGGCGAGAGCACGAACAACCTCAAGGTTGTAATCCCGTATCCCGTGTGGACCCGCATCCGCGCCTCGACGAAGTTCCAGAACCGTCTCCGCGGCGCTGGTATGTCGTCCGACACGATCCTCAACGCGTCGCTCGCGAACGCTGCCGAGGTCTTCGGTGTTGCCGAGGTGCTGATCGGCCGCACGAGCTACGACACCGCCGCCGAGGGCATCGCGTTCTCCGCCGGTAACGTCTGGGCCAATACCTACATCTGGGTTGGCTCGGTCACCGAGTCGTCCGGTGGCTTCTTCGGCGGCGGCGCCGGATTTACCCTCAACTGGAGCGAATACGGTCCCGCGGTCGGCGTGTTCACCTACCGCGACGAGACGATCAAATCGAACATCGTGCGCGCTTCACACTACGTGTCCGAGAAGATCGTCAACGGCAACGCGGGCCAGTTGGTTGCTACCCAGTACAGCTAATCCCTCGCGGATTCAGCTTAACGCCTCGCGCTCCAAAAGGGCGCGAGGCTTTTCGTTTTGACGCCTCCGCAAGCGTCATGCCACGAATCTCCCTTTGCGTCATCTGCGGCAACGAGTCCGAGCACATCGCCGCAATGCTCAATTCGTTCGCGCCGTGCTTCGACGAACTCTCGCTCGTGCGAGCCATCGGCAAGCGCGAGCCGGACGACACGATGCAACAGGCGCAAGCGTGGTGCGCGGCGAACGGCAAAGCGTTTCTCTTTGGCGAATACCGAAACGGATTTACGGCGCGCGACTGGGATCACGTCGATTCATTCGGGGCTGCGCGCAATCAGGCGTTTCGCCAAGCGACCGGCGATTGGCTTATCTGGGCTGACTGCGACGACACGTCGGAAGGCGCGGACAAGCTGCGCGCTGATCTCTCCGCGATCCCCGCGGACGTCTCGATGGTGCGCTACGCCTATGACGTGCGCGGAAGCGGGAAAAAGCTTATGCGCGAGCGAGCGATTCGCGCGACCGCGTTTCGCGATGGGCGCATCTGGCATCATGCAGTCCACGAAAACCTTTTAATTCTTCCCGGCGACAAGCACGAGGACCGGCACGCGTGCGTCTGGATCCACTCGCCCAACAGCGTAAAGCGCGAGAATCGCCGTCGAAATCTCCGCATCCTCGGCAACAGCGTGATCGAGTGCGCAACGCAGTATTTCTACATCCACCAAGAGCACTATTGCAACCAGGACAAGCAGGCCGCGGAGCAGTTCGGCAAGCTCGCGCTGGGCTTCCCGAATCTACAACCGTCGTTTCGCTACGAGACGCTTCTCAACCTCGCGCGCATCTGCGGCAATTACCGCGAGGCGATGACGTATTGTATGGAGGCGCACGGAATCTTTCCGTGGTGCCGAGAGGCGATCGCCGCAATGATTCTTCTTCACTTCGAGAAACGCGATGCGCGGCGCGCGACATGGTGGGCCGACCGTATGCTCGAACTTCGCGAGCCAAGCGAAGCCGAGAGGCCGTGGACGCATGAGGCGAAGTATTACGGCTGGGCCGGCTTCGACATTGCGGCTCGGGCGCACCGCATGGCGGAAAACGCGAACAAGGCGAGCGAGCTTCAACGCAAGTTTCACGCGGGAGTAACGCCGACGATTTCGCTCATCCACGCGACGCGCGGTCGCTCAACGAAGGCGGTCGGATGCCGTGAGTCTTGGATGAACACGGCGGCGAATCCCTGGAACGTCGAGCACGTCTTCGCGGTGGATTCCGACGACAAGGAAAGCGTCGCGATGGCGAAGCAGTTCGTCAGCGTGACGAGTCACGGTCGGTCATGCGTTGCAGCGTGGAATCTTGCGGCAAAGTCGGCGCGCGGAGATTTAATCGTGCAGCTTTCCGACGATTGGTTGCCGTCGCCGAACTGGGACTTGAAGTTGCTGGACCTTGTGAAAGGACGCGACCTCGCGCGCGAGCAAATCGTGATCGCGGTGAACGACGGTCATCGGCGCGATGACCTGCTCTGCATGGCGATTCTTTCCCGCGGCCGGCTTGAGGCCCAGGGCGAGCTTTTCTTCGACGGCTACGAATCCGTTTTCAGTGACAACGAGTTCTCCGTGCGCGCCTTCGCTGACGGCGTGGTGATCGACGCGCGCGACAAGATCACGTTCGAGCACGCACACCCGGCTTTCGGCAAGGCGCCGATGGATAAAACCTACGAGCACAACAATTCAAGCGAACGCTACAAGGCCGGCAAGGCGTTGTTCGACGCTCGCAACCCATCAAAATGACACATCACGACGGCTACGAAATCTGCAAAGAAACGGGCGCGCTAAAATCAATCAGTCGCGAGATTACGGCGCACTACGACCACGCCTACGTTGCGCGATACGAGAATTATCCGCAGGCCGAGCTTTCAAGGATTCGCGCCGAAATCGTGATGAAGCACGCCGGCCAATTCGAGAACATTTGCGACGTCGGATTTGGAACGGGCGCTTTCCTCTCCGAGATCGGCCACAGGAACCCGATGGCAACGCTTCACGGCTTCGACGTCTCGCCCTATCGGCCTCCGCATTTCGTTCGCATCGAGCCGGACTGGCAGGAAAAGGAATGGGATGTTGTGACGTTCTTCGACTCGCTCGAGCACTTTGTCGATTTGCCGAAGGTCCGAGCTAAGGTCGTCGTCGTTTCCGTGCCGTGGTTTGACTGCGTGGCCGGCGAGAAATGGTTCGCGCAGTGGAAGCACCGCCGCCCCGGCGAGCATCTTTGGCACTTCACGTCGCTCTCGCTCTCTCGCGTGTTTCAGCGGATGGGAATGCGGGAGGTCTATGCCGGCAACCCCGAGGACGCGATCCGCATCGGCGACGGCAAGCGCCCGAACATTCTGACGATGGCGTTTGCCCGATGAAAATCTGCTTGGCCTATCCGCAGCGCCTCGGCGACATCATCCGCATCCTGCCGATCGCGCGGCACTTCGCGGCCGACGGAAACAAGGTGCTCGTCGAGTGCCTGCCGCCGTATCACGAGTTCTTCGATTGCGTGAGTTACTGCCGGCCGTCTCTGCGCGCGGAACGCGATGCGCACCGCTTCGACGTGGTGCTTGACCTCGAAATCTGGCCGAATCGGTTCAACGAGTTCGTCGCTTCCGGCAAGACCTGGCTGGACTTCGTTTACGGCTCAAGCCCGATGCTCGCCGGCATTGACCGAAAGCCAGTGTTCGACGAGATGCCGGGGCTTGCCGACTACGGCTTGCCGGCCGACGCGAGCGTCTTTTCGCCGTTCGGTTATTCGCAGCGCGACAGATACACGCCCAAAAGCCTCGCAGAAGAGGCAAAGAAGCGCATTTGCGGGCCTTTCGTGACCTTGGCTGACCCTATTCATGCCGACGCGCTTTCGAGAGCTGGAATCGCGCGCAATTCAATCCTGACCGCGCATCGTTCGTCGCACCTGCCACGCCTACTTCGCGATGCGAAAAACGTCTTCACGATCAATTCCGCGCCGTCGATTATCTGCGGGGCCGTGCGCAGCGAGTTTTGGCACGTCCTCGGAGGCGAACCGCAGAACGACGCGATCTCGCCCGCCTCGCGCATTGTGACATTCGGCGCCTAGGCATGGCCGTCCGCGACTTCGACCCGACTCAGCTCTCGACCGACTTTGACGCGATCTTGTCGCAAGCCGGAATCACGTTCTCGTTTCTCGGCGCAAGCGTCACCGGCGTCTGGTCATCCTCGCGCGATGCGTTCGCCGACTTTGAGAACCAGCGCCGCGACGAGTCGAAGTTCACCGTGTTTCTGACCACGAGCCAAGTCGCGACAACGCCTGCGCAAAGCCAGACCCTCGTGCGCGCAGGCGTCACTTACTTCGTCGAGCAGGTGCGATTTGACGCCGAGGGAACGGGCGTCGAGATGGATGTCTGCAAGGTGATATGAACTTCTCGGTCAAAGTGGACTCGGCGAAGCTGGAGTTCGCGCTGGCTCGGCTGGCTGACGCTGCGCGCGTGGAGCTGGGCCAAGTGATCAAACAGGAGGGCGGGCTCGTCGCAAAGACGCTGATGCTGATTATCCCGCCGACGACCGGCAAATCTTCCGCGGGCAACCCCGGCTCTGGAGGCATGAGCACGGCGGCAAAGCAACAGGGCGAGAGCGCAATCAAGGGCGACCTATTCGGCGGCAAGAAGGCGTCAAGCGCGCGCTACTCGTCGATTGGCTTGTTTCAGCGCATCGGCAGCTCCTCGCTAGTTCCTCCGCGCAACGGCATCGGCGAAACCGTCGGCGTGCGCCTGGGCTGGGAGCAGTCAAAGAAGATTCGCATCATGTCGCGTTACTGGAAGCCGGCCGCGTCTGCGTCTGAAATGTCGGCTTTCCACAAACGCTATCGCAACGCGCGCGGGCGCACCGGCAACGTGTCGCAAAGCTCAATCGGCAGGTGGCAGGTTCAAGATCAAATGTGGATTCAAGACGCCTCGGCAGATGCGTATTTCAATCTCGTCAAGGCGCGCGTCGGCTGGAGCAAATCAGGATTTGCCGCGGCTGCGCTCGCTTGCGGCATCCGCGTTCCCGCGTGGATTCGCCGGCACGCTTCCGCGTCTGGCACGACCTCGTTTAACTTCGGGAGAAACCCTTACATCGTCGGGACCGCGACGAACACGAAGATTCCCGACATCAATCGTTACGTCGATAACGCGATGGCAATTCGCGTGAAGGTCACGCAGCAGAAGGTTGACCGCATCCTCGCGAACAAGGCCGTCAATCTGGGCTTCGCCAAAGTGGACGGCGCCGGGAAAATCCAATACAAAGAACCATGAGCACACGCACCGACATCCGCAACGCAATCGGGACCGCGCTGACCACGGCGGGCGTCGTCGTGACCGCAAATCTCATCCGCGGGCGAAACAACACGATCGCCAGCGTGAGCTTTCCGTCCGCTGCGGTTTACGCGATCAATGAGCAGATCGAAGTTCGCACGATGCCGATTGGCCGCGGCGAGCAGTTTCGCCAGCTCCAAGTCATGGTCGATTATTTCACGGCGCAGACCTCGGCCACCATCATTGACGACCTATTTGATACGGGCTCCGCCGCAGTTGAGGCCGCAATCTTGGCAGACCCGACCCTTGGCGGAGCGTGTCGGGACACGCATTTAACGTCCGTCGATTATGTGATCGAACCCGACGAGAATAAACGATGGGGCGTCGCTCGGCACACTTTTAACTGCATCTACCTAACCACCGAATAACATGGCCAACCAACTCGGACGCTCTGGCGTCGTCAAAATCTCATCCACCACCGTCGGCGAGCTGCGCAACTACTCGCTTTCGCACTCGTCCGATACCGTCGAAGATTCCGTCATCGGCGACACCTACCGCACGCGGCGCGGAACGATGAAAACTTGGAACGTGTCCGGCTCCGTTTACTGGGACCCGATCGACGCCGGCCAAGTGCTTTGCTCCATCGGCTCGTCCGTGACTGTGAACCTTTATCCGATGGGCATCACGGCGACTTCGACTTACTACTCCGGTGGCGGCGTGGTCACGAAGTTCGACATCACCGCGGCTTTCGACGGCATGGTTGAGGGCTCCATCTCCATCGAAGGCAACGGCGCACTCTCGACTTTGACAGTCTGAGGTGACGCATGGACGCAATCGACCTTGTTCGGGAACATTTCGCTTCACTCGGCACCAAGAAAATTGAGGTGCCCGAGTGGAAGCTCACGGTTTACGCAACGCCGGTCACTCTCGCGGAGAAAAACAAGCTCTATCGCAAGAGCCGCGAGAGCGACATGGAGTTACTCGTTGACATTCTGATTCTCAAAGCGGCCGACGCCGACGGGAAGAAGCTCTTCGACATTGACCACAAGCCGACGCTCTTGAACAAGGCCGACAGCAACATCGTTGCGCGCGTCGCCAACGCCATTATCTCGACGGAGGCGCCCGCGGTTGAAGAGCTAAAAAACTGATCCACGGCGGGGAGGCTTCCGACTTCCTCGCCGTTTATGCTATTGCGGATCGCCTCGGGAAGTTCGCGCACGAAGTCGCAGCCATGCCGGTTCAAGAATTGAACGGCTGGCTCGCTTACATAGACCACCAGAACAAACTCAACAAACCAAATGGCTAGCGCAACATTCCAGCTCAGGGCGGCAGACGAGACGGCGCAGGCGTTTGCGAGCGTGCAGAACAATTTGCAGCGACTCAAGAATACGTCGAATGAAGCCGGCCGTGCGTTGACCAAAAATCTCGACGTGAAGGACGCGATGCGCTCCTTAGCGATGGCCGTCGGACTGAGCGCGGACAAGATCGCGAACAAGATTGCGGAGTTTGTGACTGGTCAAACCGATGAGGTTGTGAAGATGCAGGAAGAACTTGTGAAGGCCGGGGATGAAGCCGCCGCAAGCGCGGCGGCACTTGCGAAGGCGAGAAATACCGACACGCAAAATCTCGCCATTCTGATTCGTGAAGAGCAGAGGTTGAGTCAGATAATCAAACAAAAGCCTGCGGATTTAGCGGCTCAAGTTGCGGTTCAAAAAGCCGTCAATTCCTTAAACCTGACGCAAATCGAATTGGTTAAGGCGCAGCGCGCGGAGATGGATAAATTGATTGCGGCAAATCAGGAGGCCAACAAGCAACGGAAGGAGCGCATGGATGTTGAGCGAGAGCTTGACGTCACGCTTGGATTTCAAGCCGACAAAGAAAAGCTCTTGAACCAGCTTTGGGATGCTCGCGGCGTTTACCTCAAGCAGATCGGTCAACTGAACGGAGAGGATTTGGCGACCGTATCGCAGCGAAACGCAGCGGAGCGCAACTACATCGACATCACGAAACAGATAATTCCGCTTGAGCAAGAGCGCCGAAAGCTCGCAATGGATGCCGGCCAAGCAATCGCGCAAGGATTCGAGGACGCGATTATCTCTGGCAACAATCTGCGCGAAGTCCTCAAGGGCTTGGCGCAAGACCTGATTCGCCTCGTGTTTCGCCAGCAAATAACGCAACCGCTGGCTTCCGCGGTCGGAAGCATCTTCGCCGGCTTCCGCGCCGAGGGCGGTCCCGTTGGCGCCGGCAGCGCGTACATGGTCGGCGAGAAAGGGCCGGAGCTTTTCGTTCCTGGCTCGTCCGGCAGCATCGTGCCTAATGGCGCGATGGGCGGTGGCAGCGGCAAAGGCGGCTCGTCGGTAAACATCACCTACAACATCGCGTCCGGCGTCTCGCGCTCGGACCTCGTGCCGATCCTCGACCAAGAGCGCAAGCGGCTCAAGGCCGAGATTCCAGACATGGTTCGGCGCGGCGGCTCTTACCGCGCTGCGTTCGCTTAATCGCAAAGCATCATGGCTATCACTTACCCACTCACGCCTCCTTCGCCGTTTCGCGCGAGCCGTCTCAGCTTCACCGGCGTTTCGTCGGTCTCGCGGAACCTTTCGCCGTTCACGATGCAGGTTCAGCAATACAACTGGCCAGGTCAGGCGTGGATGGGCTCCGTTGAATGTCCGCCGATGGTGCGTGCCGATGCCGAGGCGGTCATCTCGTTTCTCTTGGCGGCGCATCGCGGCACGTTCTATTTTCAGGACTACTCGAACCCAACGAACCGCGGCGGAGTCACCGGCACGCTCACCGTGACAACGGCCACGGCGAACTCGAGCACGCTGACGTTTTCCGGCGCCACCGGATCGTTCGCTTTGGGCGACTGGCTCCAGATCTCGACGAGCCTTTACAAAGTTGTGCAGGTCAATTCCTCGTCGTCGGTTGAGCTGTTCCCGGTGCTTCGTTCAAGCTACGCCGCAAGCACGCCGATCACCTACGCAAACGCAAAGGGCGTCTTCCGCTTGGCTTCGCCGCAGACCGAGTGGTCAATCGACCTTGCCTCAATTTACGGCGTCAACTTTTCGATTATGGAGGACGTTGCCACATGAGCATAACAACCGCAGGCCGCACGATCTCGGCCGACATGGTGGCGGAAGTCACGACCGCGCAGCTTTCGCCGATCCTGATGGCGCAGCTCGACTTCTCGACGCCGCTTTATCTTTGGACCGGCTACGGGACGCTGACCTACAACGGCATTGGCTACCTAGGTCTTGGCACGCTTGGCACCATTTCTCCGGTGCAGGAGACGACCGACCTTTCGGCGCGCGGCATCACGATGCAGCTTTCCGGCGTACCCACCGCAATGGTCTACGACGCGCTCACCGAGGATTATCAGGGCCGGACGTGCTCGGTGATGTTCGGCGCGCTTTCACCGACGGCCGGTTTGATCTCTTCGCCCATCACCGTGTTCTCTGGTCGAATGGACGTGATGCAAATCTCGGACGACGGACAGTCATCGCTCATCACCATGAGCGCGGAAAACAAGCTGATTGATTTCAAGCGCACGCGCGAAATCCGATACACTGACGAGGATCAGCAAACGCTTTTCCCTACCTACGCTTCGATCACGATGCCCGACCTCGGGCTTGAGTTCGTCAACGCGATCCAAGAGAAGACGATTTATTGGGGAAACCAGAACCACACGAACGGGAGCAACTGGAACGGCGGCGGCGAGACGACCGCGCTGGACAACGAGTGACCATGAAACGCGTCGAGAATTGGCCGACCCTGCTGACCGCCTACATCGAGGAACGGCGCGAGGTTCCCTTTATGTGGGGAAGGGCCGATTGCTGCCTGTTTGCGGCCGATTGGGTGCGCCTCGCTACTGATCTAGACCCTGCGGCTGATTTGCGCGGCAAATACGATTCTGCGCTAGGCGCTCGGCGCATCATTAAGCGGCGCGGAGGGCTTGCCGCAATGGTTGCGCGGGCGCTGACTCCGCTCGGCTTCCGCGAAGTTGCATTATCGCTCGCCACGCGCGGGGA